AAATCGACCGTGAAATGATCATCCGTATGATCCAGACAGCCCTTAACGCCGGTTACGGTGTTGGCTTCTCGATCTGGAATCCTGCTTCGGCCGATGGTCGCTGGCTCGTTGAGCGTAATCGTGACTTCTATCAGAGACTCATCGTTGAGGCTAATCGTATTGCCGTACGTAACCGCCGTGGTTCTGCCAACTTCATCGTTGGTACGCCTCGCGTTTGCGCTATCTTGGAGATGCTCCCTGAATTCCAGTGGGTACCTGTCCAGGGTTCAGTCAATACTCAGCCCGTCGGTGTTGCAAAAGTAGGCTCATTGGCCGGTCGTTTCAATGTTTACCGTGATACGCGTACAGAGGCTCAGTTCGAAGCTAATGCTGGTGGTAACTTCGGTGGTAAAGGTGGTTTCCCATCTAACCCCAACTACACTACCCAGACTCGCACAGCTCGCCTTGACTACGCCCTCCTTGGTTACAAGGGGCCTGAGTTCTATGACACCGGTATCATCTATTGCCCTTACATCCCTGTAATGGTACAGAGAACCATCGGTCCTAACGATTTCTCACCACGTGTTGGTCTATTAACCCGTTACGGCGTTGTAGATAACATCTTCGGTGCGAATCTTTATTACCACGTCATCGTTCTTCAGGGTCTCAGTACAGCATTCACGCCTGCTACTCAGTCTGTTTACTTCTAAGAAGTGTAACACGATCCGCAAGATCAATAAAGAAAACCCGGTCGAAAGACCGGGTTTTCCCTTTTATATTTGTTGTAAAAAAAGTATCGATGTAGAATAAATATTAGTATATGGCATACGAATCCGTCCTTAATATTACACCTGCAATCTCAGCTGGTAAGGCTACATCAACTCTATCATACGCTAGTGGCTTTGATGGTACTATCTATCTTCAAACAAGTGCAACAACATTAGGAGCTCAGTACTCCGACCTTGTAGCTGTGCTCAACTTTAATACAGATACGGCTTCAGCTTCACTCAGTGCTCTTAGTGCTTCAGCAGGTGGCGGTGCTATTACACTTGCTTTGAGTTCCTCTTCAGCGAGTCTTTTAACACAGACATATTCCGGTACTGTTATTAGCTCGAGCTTACCTGGTCCAGGGGTATCAGCACAACTTGGTCTCGCTTTTTCTGATGTTAATTATCGTACAACAGCTGTATATCTCTCTGCTAGTAGTGTAGCAAATAGCGTTGTTATAGATACTACAAAGACATCGACACTAGATAATCCTTTTTATATTGTCAATACAGGACCACAAAATGTACGCACAACAAGCGGACAAGCTAGACTTGTTCAAACGCTTGGTTAATATAAATTAATATATAAATGAAAAAAGCCCCGACATTAATGTCGGGGCTTTTTTTGTAACAACAACTAACAAACCAAATTACTGGCCCATTGCCTTCTCCGTATATACATTTGTATCACTAAGCAATACTGGAAGGAGATGACGATTCGTAGCACGTGACGGATTAATATCCAATGAACCACGACGAGAGTATAGAAGAGTAACAACACAATCAACTACTTCTTTATGCTCCATAATACTAGTAAGAAGTTTTTCAGCACAGAATTCATGAAACTCATTAACCTCACGTAATGATACAATCTGTTTAAAGAGAGATACAGGATCAACAGTTGTACCCTTTGTAATAATATTAATATATGCAGCTCCTGTATCTTTCTGCTTAGTATGACGGCAACGTGACCTTAAGGCATTAGTAAAGTATTTGTTATCGGTAAGAGTACCATTATCAGGACGATGAATGAACCTAAGATGATTTTCCTTAGCGTCATAATCAGTAATCTCGATATTTGATGTCTTATTTACAATATCATAGAGATCAATATAATTACTAAGAGGAAAGAGACCTGACGAGCCTGACTTAAAGAACTTGACCTTTACCTCTTTACCAATAGCGTTAGTAAGATCCAAAGCAATTTGCTTCTCATAATTTTTAATAGCCTCTTCAACAGTGTCGCCCATCTTACACATATCAAATGAGTTCATGTAAAGTTTAGCTGACTTTGACTCTACCATAAACTCTGAATCAGCAGGGTAGACATACTTAATAGTACCGGCAATAGGTACACCATTATTCAAGAGGAATGTAGCTTCGTGACAATGCCAAGTATCAAAACCTACAAACTCATCACCCTTAATACCCCACCCTTCGCGAGCAAGAATTCTAGGCATAGGGTTAAGAAGTGACGGATCAAACTGCTCAGTATAGATAGCATATGATGCTGACGATCCGAGAGTCTTAGAAGCAATATCTGTTAAATTTGTGGACATAATATTAGTTTAATAGCTTCCATTCGTTCTTCAACTGTTCCTTTTAGTCTTACAATTCTTTTTTCTAAAAAATCAGAATCATTAAGCATAACAAATTCAAAAATATCAATCATCTTGCTTCTAAACCCGTCATCAATACTTCTCACTCCATCATCAACTAACGCTACGTCAGAAGGATCAGTATAGAATATACAATCTATATCTTTAATAATTTTCTTATAAACATTCTTTGTATACTCAAATACCCATTTAGATACCTGACCTTCTAATGTTAGATATGCAGTATAACAAAGCCCATCCAATATACATCTATCCATAATTAAACCTTCTTTCTCAGTTCTATATAATGAATTCTCAATATGTTTATTGACAATCAATAGCTGAGTAATATCGTTACCAGATTCATTAATAGGTACTGAATAATCACGTTGAACTAATCTTGTAACCTCATCTACAAAATCAAATCGATCGCTATAGAGCTCTTTACATTTCTGTAAAAGAGTACTCTTACCTGAACTCTGTACACCTGTAAAACTAATTAGCATACGTTAATTATAGATACTACTTCGCCCACTTGCCACGATTTACTATTTCAGCAATAATACTATAAACAGAAATATCAAGAAACGCATCAAAAACAGATTCATTAGCTGATTCAAGGCTATTCTTTCTCAAGACTAGATTAATTAACCGTTGAAGCTTGTCATTAAGTCTAACAACAATAGCGGAGATTGATGCTTTTCTCTCATCTGGCGACACCAGTGAAGACCCAAGAGAGATGTTGCCTGGACCGTAATCAAATTGCTTCTTACAAAAAGTAAGATAATGATCGTGTTGAATCTTTTTAAATTCAGCACACGTTTCAGGGTATTGGGTTTCTATTGCTTTTTGTATTTCATCTATGCTCATAATCATTAAAAAATCTATACCACATAATAGAACCAAGAGAGTGTAGACGGTCAATCACTTGCTCTTCATCTAGCCCTGCTATGTATATTGGATAGGATGCAATAACTTCACCAGCATCAACTTCCGAAATAACTCTATGAATTACCGCGCCAGCTATTTTATGACCGGCTTGTACTGCTCTAATCTGCGGATCTTTACCTTTTAATTCAGGATATTCGGTAATAAGACCAGGATGTAAATTATAGATCTCTTTATACTTTTTACATATCTCTTTAGGAATAATTCTAAGATAACCATGAAGAGTGATAAGAGGGTTCTTAAATGGTTTTAAAGCATTTTTATAATCTTTTAATTCAGGATTCTTAGGTAACGTAATCCAATTAAGCTTACCTTCATCCTTAGCCTGTTTAAGTGAAGGATTAATACCGTCATCATTCTGTCGATTAGTAATAATTGCAGCAGGAATCTTTCCGGTATGATAGATTATATTATTGAGCTCTGAACCACTCTGACTAAAAAAAGCTATCCAATTCTTGTTTATCTGCATAGGATCTTCTTAAACATTTTAGTATTATAATCAATAATTTCCATCTCATCTTTTGTTACCTGATGATCAATAAGGTCAGCAAGCTTAGTAGATGGTTTAGTAGGAAGACCATACTCAACGTCGTATCTCATATTATGAAGTGCGGCAACGATAGGGTTACTAGTATCACAACTTACAATATTAAAAATATTATGACTAACATAATACCTAAATTCTTTAGCTAAAGAACAACCAAGAAGGTGATGAGGTTTATCCCAATTCCAAATGCCCTTATCAATGAGCTGACTAATAAAGCGCTGACGACCTGAACACCACCTATCAAGTTTTGTATACCCTTCACCAGTCGTCTCATAATACGAGAAATCAAAACTAATAGCAATCATATCAGCATGATCGGACATAAACTTATAACAATCAATTAATTCCTGCCAAGTCTTACCCTGAACAGCGCCAATTGCTTTTGTAATACAATGCTGCTTTACTTCATTAATTTTACCAGTAGAAATCCAATCAACAAAGCTACGTCTTGTCTGATCACTATCCTCAAGTACATCCGGTACAATGAACATATTAGGCTTGAGATCGATAGCTGCTTTAAGAAACTTCTCACTATCAAAAGCATGACCAAGTTCAAAGATAGAGTTATCTAAAAGTACTTCTCTATTATAGATCTCTCTTGAATGTTTAAAAAACCTATAATATGTTGGATGTGATTCAAAGAGATGTACAAGAGCGTAATCAAAATCATTGTAAAGAGTCGATGTTTGAAGTATAGAAATCGGAGATTCGTGTGATACTTTAATTAGCATATATGAATTATATGTGTAAATAATAGTATATCAAGTATGGATTATCCAAAATATTTTGGCAATTATATGGGCATCGTTGTACAAAACAACGATCCACAGTATCGTGGTCGAGTTAAAGTTTTTGTACCTCACGTTACACCGACTGTCTATAAAAATTGGATCGAGAACAGCGATCAAAAACCCGCTGTCGATCGTGTATTTAAATTTATTGGTAGCAACGTAGGAAGCGATTTAACAAATATTATTGATGACCTTAAATTAATTCTCCCATGGGCTGAAGTTGCTTCCCCTATTACTGGTGAGTCGAGTGCAGGTCGTTATCATGCTTCTTCAAAGAAAGCTACAACTAGTGACGGTAGTAATTTTAACTATCTCTTTGGATCGTCTCCTACAACATACTCTCAAAACTCTGATAATATAGCTGAGAAACCAGGTCATATATTTGATATGGCTACAGTTAATTTAGCTGATGCTTTTAATAATCCTCAGCTTACTAACGTCAATAATGTTAATAAACTAAGTTTTAACTATACACCAGAATGCTATAGCAATAGTGGTAAAGGTTCGTTTGCAGTACCTAATGTTGGTTCACATGTTTGGGTATTCTTTAATGCTGGTGATCCATTAAAGCCAGTTATCTTTAGCGTATCCCATGGTGCTTCAGAATGGAATAGTATATACGACGCTACTGTTGGCCAACCTGGTTTAGATTATCCTGGTGAATGGGAAAATACATCGAAGAATTCCGGTACTATAAACGCTGAGACCTACCGTAACAAATATGTTATTAACCAGAAG